GTGACATTCATGGAGGATCACATGCTCGACGACCAAACGAAAGAACTGGTGCGCAATCTCAACAATCCGCACCGCGTTACAAACATCATGGCGCTGTTCAAATTCTGCGAACAGGCGGCCACGATCATACAGGAGCAGTCGGCTCAGCTGCACCAGCTGGCGGCGGACACGCTGAAGGCGCAGCCCGCTAAGACTGCGCCTAAAAAAGCTGCCAAGAAGTAGCGTTTAGCGGGGTATGCTGAGCAGTCCGCCTGATTGGCGTGCCCCCGACCGCAGCGCATCCAATAGCATTTGCGTTGTTACGCTGTCTTGTGTTGGCATGAGTAGGCTCTGCATGGGCGCAGAGGTTATCGCCTTACGTCCAGCCGCCGGGATCGCTGCGCCAGCTGCGCCGCCAATCACCATGGCCGGTACAGGGTCCATACCCATCTGCGTCGCTGCGTATGCTCCGCCGCCCGCGCCAAGAATGCCGCCTCCGCCTGCAATGCTTCGACGTCCACCCGCCTGCACGGCTGGCATGGAGCTAACGACCTCTTCCGCTGCGCGCCCAAGATTGGCGAGCTCAGATCCCGTGCCAAGAATGTAGCGGTCGCCCTCGCGGCTGCGCAGGGCGCCAGAGAGCATTGCCGGGGAGATATAACCTCCAGCGCTGTCAGACCCGCGCGTCTTTAGTGCGCGCATAGTGGTCAGATAGTTTCTATATTGCTCTCTGGCCTCCATAAGCTCCGGGACCAGCTTTGGTTGCGTGCGCCGGACACTCTCAATCATAAAGTCGTCAACCACGCCGTTCATCTTAAACGCGCTTTCGTAAATCAGCGGATCGTTAGTGCCGTTCATTACCTTGCGAAGGCGGGAGCGCATATTTTGCAGTTTTTTGTTGGATATTGTTTTGCTGCCTGCCGCTGCATTTAAGAACTCGTCGTTTATGTCAACGAGAAACGGCGGGATGTCCCCAGTCGCCGAAGAGCCCATATGCTCCTCGATGATGCTGTTGGCTTTTATTGCGGTTTCCGTGCTTGGCACGTCGTCCACAACATTGTCAGCTCGATCAAACACTTTGCCGAGGCGACTTTTTACGTCACGCATCGCCGCCGGGGTTGCCAGCTCGCTGTCTGACCCCATTGTCCGCATGGTTGCGGTGGTCAAGGTTTTCTTTGTTTCCAGCGGCACTTCCACGCTGCCTTCGAGGGACATGAGCCGTGGAGATCCTGCCTTCAAGCCAGTCGTCATGGACACGCCAGCGTCCTCAAGCGTCTGCACAGCCTCGCCGCGCGCTGTTCCGGGCTGCGTCAAGCGCGCCTCTGGGCCAAGCAAAGCTCTCTGCGTGCCTTGACGCAGTAAGCTGGTGGCCAATGGCGTCCCAAGGGCTGCGGCTAACCTCGCCGGCCCTTCCATTTCTGTACCCTCAGTCATCTGGCCGGCTGTCTCACTGGCCAAGGCTGGAAACAGGGTGGTCAGGGCTGATCGAGCAGGCGCAGCGGCGAGCTGTAAGCCAGTCTTAACTGGGTAGCCAAACGGCATAACTGCTCCGCCGCCGGCAAACTCTGATACGGTTCCTGCGAATTTTCCTTCGGTAGTTGTGGGCTGGTAGTCCAGAGTATCGCCAAACTGTGATCTAGCGGCGTCCATGACTGAAGTCTTGTAGTCCACAGGTGGAATTTTGCCAGTCTGCAACGCCTCTGCGCCAAAGCCAGAAAGGCGCATTAGCATGGAAATTGGGCCTCCCTCGGCCAGATCCAGCGCGTTGCGCGCTAAGTCTAATGCGCCGGCACCGCCGCGGATTGCACCAGATTTTGCTGCCGCCCGGACATCCTCGCCTCTGGTTACTTGAGTTTCCTCGACGCCCTCTTGGTACATCTGCAAGAGCCTGTCGCGGTCAGCATCGCCCTGGGCAGTGCCCAGAGCGTCCATTTCTTGCGCTTTGGTGAGTATGTCATTCAGCTCTTGTTCAGTCATCCTAGGCCCATCCGTTTCTTGAATTCTTCAAGTGTCTCGCCCTCGCGCTGCGTCCCTGACGGGACCACTGGACCCGCGTTTTCGGTCCACGCTGGCTTGCCTCCAAATATCCTGTTTAACCCGTCAAGCGCCCTTTGCCCATCCGGGTTTCCGGCGGCCGCTTGCTCCTCGGCGTCCCTAAACGCGTCTGCAATCAGCGACTGGTACTTGTCTTGTATTCTCAGCAAAGATCTTTTTGACAATTCCGCGCCCAGACCAAGATCTAGGTTGGTCAACTCGCTTTCAAGCGCTTGAAATTCCACTGTGTTAAGCGCTCCCATTGTGGCCCCTGTTGCCTTCAAGTCTTTAAGAGCTTGAAGGGCGAGGTTCGACTTGAGAGTTTTTTGCAATGACGCTGCTTGGCCCGCCTGCGTGACCTTAACCCCGCTTAGTAAACTCGACATGATGCCAGTGGTCATAAACGGGTCGTCATTTATCATGTCTAGCAATGCTTGAACATCTTCAAGCTGGGTGCCTGCCTGAGATACTTTACCTTCAGTAGTAGCAGCCGCCTTCACTTGATCCTGTATCTGTTTAACCTGCAACGCGATTGCCGGCGCCATGCTCGGGTTCACCATCGCCAGGTTGAGAAGCTGCTGGATGCGAGCCTGCGGATCTTGACCCGCCCCGCTGGTGCCAATAAGCCCTTGCAGCATCTGCCGCTGAGCCTGCGCCGCCGTAGCCTTGCGCTGCATGTCGGCCTGCTCGTTGAAGCGGCCGAGCATGGCGTTGAAGTTTCCGCCCTGCCGACCCGCCAGAGCCGCGCCTGCGTCAGATAGCGCGGAAAACGCCAACATCTTGCGCTGCGTTTTGCTCAGGAGTGCGTATGGATCTGTCGGAGTGGCAGTCTGGGGCGCCAGAAGCTGCTGGAGTGTTGCCGCGCCGCTTGGGGCCGTATCAGCGGCAGGCGCAGTGGCCGTATCAGCGACAGGCGTAGTAACGGGCGTAGTAACGGGCGTAGTAACAGGTTCCGGCGCCGGATCTTCCGCCGCTGACCCGTACCCCAAGTCGTCAAGATCACGAGGCAGCATCACTGTGCCCACCTTGACGCCGGTCACGTCCTTGTTCATGGCTATCATCCGGTCGATGTCTTCCTGCGTGAATAGTCTTGCCATGTCTATGCTCCTCTGTACGCCGTGTAACCTGTAGCCGCCGAACCATAGCCTCCGAGCAAGTTGCCAACCGCCGTCAACCCGCCAAACGGATCGCGCATCGTCGTTGTGCCGAGGCCCGCCGGAACACCGGAACCCGCCGCCAGGACCGCGTTAAGCTGCGTGAGCGGATACCCTTGCTGCTCTTGGAACATTGCGTAGTCCGACTGCAACTGAGCCTGCTCAAGGGCGCGCTGCTGCTCGCCCGCAGACATCTGAGCGCCGAGGCCGGACATCTCTGACTGCAAGCGCTGCCCCGCCAGACCACCCATTGCGTTAGCGGCCGCAGACCGGATGCCGGCAGCTTGGAACTGACCCTGATAGTTGGCCGCGTTAGCTGCCTGCTCGAATTGCGCCTGCTGCTGTGCAAACTGGTTCGCCGCCGCCATGTTGCCGGCGCGTGCCGCCTGATCTCGGGCCGCTGCGGCTTCGCGCGCCTGTTGGCCAAGTGTCTCGGCTGTCATCTGCTGGCCTGACTGCAATGCGCGAGCCTGCTGCAAGTTGCCGATGTCGAACTGGCCGGAGCCAAGCGCCTGCGTAAACGCCTTCTCCTGCAATCCGGCGACAAGGTCTGCCGCCTGCTTGCCGTAAGCCTCGCGCGTGCCGGCTTCGGCGACACCTTGGCGAGATCCGCCAAAGGCGCGGGCCGCAGTCGCCTGAGCGCTCAGCTTGTTAAGCGCCTGCTCTTGGGCGCCACCTAGCGTCTCGAGAGAGCGGTTGATTACGTTTTGAGTGTAAGGCGACATATACGCGTCGAAGTTTGTCCTCGCCAGCGTGTCGACGCCAATTTGCCCCGGCGCCCGTGCGGCCTCTACCGCCCCGACGCCCTGCATTCTCTCCGCCTGACCGAGCTGAGCCGCTTGCATGTCTGTAGGTGTGAAGTTGGCCAGACCTTGCTGCACGCCTATCGCCTGGTCGTATGTCTGGCCGCCCATGTCCAGGCCGCCAAAGCCGGAAAGAGCCTGCTGCTGAGTGGGCGTCATTCCGGCAATCGTCTCGCCTTCGTATGGCGTGTATGGCGTCTCAGCAATTTCGATGCCGCGCGGCAGGATCTGCTCGCGGATAAAGTCTTCCTGCCACTGCGGCAGCTTGGTTTCTTGCGTCTTGGTCGAACTCATTGGCTCAGCTCCATCTCATAATGCCTGCGCGTTTCGCGGAATGAAGCCGCCTCTGCGTATTTCGCAAACCCCTTGCGACCGTCAGTCTCAATCGCGTCCATTTTAGCGTCTTTCGCTATTTTTGTCAAAGTGGCCAATGCCTCTCCGGCCCAGAGGTGCATGTCCTCTCCGCCCATCCACTCAATCTTCATATTGCGGCGCAGCGGGTGGTGCAAAATGCAGGTCACGACGGACGCCATTGGCACCCCGTCAACGTAAACCATCCACAGCAGTGACATGCCGTCGTATAGGTCTTGGATGATGTGATCGGCGTTTACATTGTCCTGGCGCGCAGTGGACATCGCTATGAAGCGTCGCGCGTCGTCGATCACCGATGGAAGGTTCTCGGGCAAAACTGCGAACATTTCCACCATAGGATCTTTCTGCGGCTCGAAGCTGACCTTTATGACGTTTTCACTGGTCATCCGTGCAGCCTCGTTATCGCAATGGTTGAAGCTGGTGCTGCGGGTGCAAACGCCGTTGCCGCAGTTGCATCAAGAAATCCGCTGGTGCTGTCAACAGCCCACATCGCTTCCAAGTAATCTCCGGCGGCAAAGTTAAAGATAACAGACCGAGACACAACAAGCGTCGCCCCGTTTTGATGCAGTGCGTTCTTCATCGTTGACCCAGCAACGTCAACGCCGTTGACGCGCGGCCAGAACCAAAAGTTTACAGTTGAGCTGGACGTAGATGAAATTTGCGCCGAAAAGCTAATCATATACTCGCCAGCCTCTTCGAAGACTATGCGAGATGCTGGTGTGCCGTTTGTAATACCTTCGGCAGCGCTTGATGTGTACGTCAAAGCGTAGGCGGTGTTTATAGATGCCGCAGTCTGATCCGCTGTGATGCCGCCAGCATACTGGCCATCCTCAAGCACGATTTGAAGCCACTCGCCATTTTTGGAAACCACCGGATAGCCATATTCACGATCCCACATCAAGACGCCATCTGCCGCCGCACTATCGTAATCACGCCGATGAGTAAGAAAAGAGCGTGTACTTTGAAGCCACGCACTAAACTTTTCCGCCCATACTTTAAAATCTGGGCCTATGGGAGGTGCGCCGTAAAAGCTCATCTCTTAGCACCCGGCCTTGCGTCAAGGCGCATAATGCCCACGCGCCAGTCCGCAGCCTGCACACCCTCAACGCGCATTCTGACTTGACGCCCTTGGAAGCGAACAGATGTTGGGTTTGATGTTGTGTTAAACGGCCCCTTTTCCGTTTCAGTGTCATTGGGATAATTGCGAACCTTAAATTTTAAATCCACATCGCCCTGTGTTTTTTCGTCTGGGATGACGCTTGTGACCTTCATCAGGCGATCACCAGTGCCGATTGCTATTGGCCCCGTCTCCGCAAATGGTGTTGCACCATCATAGTTAAAGCCAACCTCATGCTCGTAAACAACTCCGTCAGACTTGACCATAAACGGACGGCGGAATACTCCGCGATCCACACCCGCAGTGCGGTCAATCTCGCCTGTCGTCCAGATGTTTTCCACATAGTCGTATGCAACGTATTTGTCGCATTCTGACGCATCTTGCGACTGATAGAGCCACCAGACTTCATTCCACTGGCTGTTGACCACCGCCTGAACCTTAGACGCCTGATCGTAATTCAAGTTACTGAATACATGGTCAGCGACTTCGCAGGGTATTTCCTGAACCTGACCGCCAGAATACAGGAAGAAGTTACGGCGACCCATCCAGATGACACCGGTATCTACAGAGGCATATGCGCCAGCCGAGATCATGCCGCAAGCCGTGCCAACCCTCTGGAAGCCATAAACAAATGGCGGCCCTTGGTATGTCATCGTATGAGCGTCTTGATCTGTTAGGATTAAAGACTGGCCGCGCGTCCGCACTCCGGCAAGGATTTTCCCGTTAGTTTGCAACTCTATGTCGCCAGCTTGGTTAGTAGCCGCCGCAGTCCAGGTTGTGTTGTCCTCTTGATCTGACCACTTTACCAGCCTCGCATTGGCAGACGCGCCGAGGCAGACAAGGAACCTCTCCTCAGTTACGAAAGTTGCAGAGCAGTCCACTGGCGCGTTAGCAACCACAGTCGCCGTGCCAGCCACTAGATCCCACTCGTAAATCACGCCGTCATCCGATGAACAGGCAATGAGGAACTCACCAAAGTTATCTAAAGACCAAGTGGTGGCTCTGAGTATAGTGCCCAAGTCTGGGCGCTCAACACCCCAGCCAAACAAGCCCCAGCCACCGGAACCAAAACCAGTATTGACTGTTGCGCTAATCCGACCATCAGTTAGCGCACCCGGTGTAATGTCTGACGTAACAGAGCTTTCCAACATTACTGTTAAAGTGTCATGCGATCCAAAAGCAGCATACCGCTCACCATCGTTGTCAACCCAAGTGTGAGCCCCTCGCACAATTCCGCCAGCGTCTACGGCAGAGTTGTCAGACTGCGCACGGGGGCGCCATCCGCCCACAGGACGCAAGCTGTCTTCATGCCAGCGCACTAGGTTGACATCGCGCCAGCGGCCTAGAGACTGATACTCAGTTCCGTTTGCGTACTGGCCCTTGGGAATGTTTAGCGGTACTAGAGGCATTTGCGCTATCCTTACGGTTTGGTAGGCCAGTCAGCTTCGTCCAAGTGAGGCCAGTTGGCGTGGCTTGTAATATCGCGAAGTGCTTGACGATATGCTGTTTGTTCCGCAGTCATGGTCAAGTCGGATGATGCCCACCAATCGGTTTCAGCAATCTTACTATCACGAATATCGCGATTGCTATTAGCCGCCTGATCGTCATGTATTTGCACTTCTTCAGAAGTTTTGCTCTCTACTGCCCAACCTAAAGTCCAACTGCCGTCAACTAAAGTTGGTGATGTATCCTGTATGGCCTTTTGTGTGCGGTCATTGACACTTGGCACGTCCGAAATTGTGACAGGATAAACGCTCCAATCAGCAAGCATTTCGTCGCTCGGCCTTTTGGGGAATGAGGTGTTCGAGTTATCACGGCGCAGATTGCCAAGCGTGTAGGGATATTGCTCTACTGCTCCGTTTGAGATTTTAACGTACATTTCGCTTCCTTTCAGTTACTCTAAGGTTTCGTGGTCAATAGTCCAAGTGATTGCAGAGTTTGTCGTCATCGTCGCACTTGATGTCGAGTAGCTTCCGGCATTCAAACTTGCGCCAGTGGAGCTAGTGTAGTAAACTGGGCTACTACCCCCCGCTGAAGTCATAGAAGTGCTTTTTATATTAAAAAGGCCAAACGTACCAGTGATTGAGCCATCTTTTGGCAGCTTCGCAATGATACGCTTTTTGGGACTTCCATCAGAAATAAATCCAGCCGCAATAATAGCATCGCCTGCTAGTACTGTATTACCAGTAAAAAGACCGCCCTTGCTGTTATACACAACTTGGCGCGTCCAATTCTCAGACCCATTAGAAGATGCAATGCTCATAAGTGTCGGAGCGACAGAACTAGTGGCAGTGTCCGTTGAATATCCACTTAGAAACACATCAGTACCATCTGTTTGGACATCTCTGTACAAAAGTGGTGTTCCTGTGGCAACTTCGTCCCAATTTAAACCCCAAGAAATACTGCCGCCATTATCAGGAAACTTAACCACCGCTGTCCCAAATCCACTGTAAGCTGCCCCTGCAACATAACAGTTGCCACTACTGTCTATTGCTCCAGTAAATCCCTGAAATACGTTAGAGCTACTAGAATAAGCAGCAACGCCTTCCCAATCAAATGCTGAACCTGTGGTATTCAACACCATCGCATACGCGCGGTAATTGGGGGACGATCCATACCTAACAGCGCCAAACAAAACAATCTCGTCGTTTGGCCCGACAGCCATTTTACGCATTGTGGAGTTTTGGTTGAACGGCCTTGGAAGGAGAACATTCCGAACAGAAACAGCCGCAAGAGTGCTTGGGTTTACTCTGAGAACAGTTACGTTCACACCCCCAGTGATTGGACTTTCCGCAGCATAAACCAATGTCCCATCACTTTGTACGCCAGTAGAGCTATAACCGCTCCAAGCCATCGCCTCACCTTGGCCCAAGTCTGTGACAAGGCTTGTAGACCCATTTGAAGCATTTAACTTGTACGCATTAACTCTCGTGCCACCTGCCTGCATTGCAAGCACGATGGGATTATCACTGCTATCAAACTGCACACCGAAACTATAACTGCCTTGAGAATTGACGTTAGATGGCCGTAATCTTTTCGCCCACTGAAACGTACCTTCAGCATCAAACTTTGTTACAGTTTGGCCAATCGTACTGTCACCATACCCAACAACGTATGGCTCTATAAAGTATACATTCCCGCTACTATCAACAGCTACTTGCTGGCTTTCATCATCATAACTAAGGCCAGTATTTTGCAAAGTTGCTGCCCAATATGTCTCTCCACCACCGGCAGAGCTAAATAAAGTCTTTTTCCATCCTGACATTATGCGGAACTCCCAACATACACACCGTAAAGTGTTGACGATATTTTATAGAACACCAATGTGTCATTAGCAGTCAACGCAGGGGCATTATTTCCACCTCTTGAAACCCAAGTGATAGCTGGGAAGGTCACAGTGTAAGACGATCCATTTACAAGCTGTAAGGACATACTTTCGCCCGATGATAAGCTGTCAGTGAATGTTGTGTTGGTACTGATTGTTTTGGTCTGTGTCGTACCGTTGCTAGGGTCAAGGGCCGTCCCCGTAAGGCTGTAAACCGTTTCCACGATAGCATTGGAAAACTTAACGTCACCGTTTGCATCCGCAGTGACCACTTTGCTGGCCTGTGATGTCCCAAGCGTTGTGATGTCACTGTAGTTCAATTCTGCGGCGGTCGCCGTCACACCATCGAGAATGTTTAGCTCGGAAGTGGTAGAAGTAACCCCGTCGAGAATGTTTATCTCGGCGGCTGTGGCGGTAATACCCAGAGTTGTTAGTGTTGTTGCGTCGATTATTGCCTTGACGTTTGCCGCTGCGCCAGTGCCATCGCAGTATATTACGCCCGTTGCGCCATTAGCAACCGTGACATTGGCGCCTGTGCCTTGAGTAAACGTGCAGTCGTATCCGCTGTTATTGTCTACAAGGTAGAACTTGGACGCATCGTTTGGCGTTACGGTGATTGTGCAAGCCTCTGTCGCGCCAGATAGCACCAGAACTTTATACATCCCATCGCTGAGAGCATCACCAGTTGTGCCATCCGCCGTGCTTAGAGAATGCGCCGCACCCGATCCAGAGAGGTCAATCGTGCCAACGCCAGACGCCGCGCGGTCTAGGATGTCAAAGTTACGGTTTGTAATTTGACCCCATGTATCAGTCTTTTCGCCGTCAGCGATCTTTTCAACCGCGTTGTTTAGTGTCCAAGTGCTTGCCATATCAAATCCCTCTGGTTGCGAGCATATTACTCATTTTATGCCGCCGCGTCTATGGATTGGACGCCATACCATGTTGTACCACCGTCTCTTGTCCAAAACACTAATATGTCAGTCTCACCAGAAGCTGGTGCATCAGGTGCTGTACCGCCAGCCCAGTCTACTGAGCTAGGCCATGTGACTGTTGAGCCGTTGCCTGTTAGCTGTAGGATGAAGCCGCTGCTGTATCCGTTGTCTGCGCCACTGAATGTGAATGTGGTGTTGCCTGTCATTGTAAGACTAAATGCACCACCATTATTTACGCTACACGTTGGGCTTGTACCTGATAGTGCATCGTAATCTTCACGCAAGGAACCGTCATGTAGATACAGACCACTAGTGTTTAGCTCCATGTATTCGGCGTTATTAATGAAAAACTCTGTGCGGGTGTCACGGATGTGCTTAATTGCCCACTGGTCATCACTGTCTAAAAGGCCAACATTATTAGAACTGTCTGCGTAGAGTGAACCCCGTCTGGTAGTGCCATTCGTCTGTAATTCTATTTTTGCGGAGGCACTGCCGTTGCTAGCCACCCATAAGGATGCTGACGGAGAAAACCAGTGTGCGCCTGTAGCTGTGTTATATAAACCCTCGCTAGCCTGATTGTTGCGGAACCAACCGTTGTTATAAACTTCAGCAAATGTAGGGGCGCTGCCCGTGTTCAACGCTTGGTCTGCTGTGTACGTTGTATAGCCAGCACCGTTAGTAAGCTGGTTATTATTTGTAATGTAGTTAGCATTAGTTGCGCCAGTGTAACCTAAATCACCAAGAGTTAAAGTGCGAGTGCCCATGCTGGTAATAACACCGTCTGTGACGAAGATATTATCAATAATAGTTGAGCCAGAAGTATCGATGTCGCTGTCAGTGCCAATTACAGTATTGTATGTACCAGACGCTTGCTTACCATCCAACGCAGCCTGCAAGCCATCTACATTTGAGATAACGTGGTTGTGGCTATCGTCTGCTACAGTGACAGTAAGTGTAGCATTGCCAAGGTTAGTGAACGTAGCACTACCTGACGCATCACCGTTAAGTGTCAGCGTAGGGTCAGCCGTGGCTGTGGTAGCGATGCTGATATTGCCAGAGCCATCAAAGTTAGCGTTGCCGGTGACAGCGCCAGTGACAGCAATATTGCGTGCAGTTGCCAGTGTGCTTGCTGTAGTCGCAGCGATACCCAAGGCGTCAATGTCAGCCTTCGTCTGATCGGCAGTAGCACCGCTCTCCACACCGTCTAGCTTTGTGCCATCCGCAGCAACGTCACGCCCGTCCACAGTGCCAGACACAGTGATGTTGCCGGTTACGCCCAAAGACGTATTTGCTGTCAGAACAGTAAACGTACCAGCGACAGCCGTAGTGCCGCCAACAACAACATTATCAACAGTACCAGAATTAATATCAATGCCAGTGACGGGCGTGGTGCCGTTAAGCACATCGTCAATTAAATCCATGCTATCGTTTAAATAGCCACCCCAAACGTCCTCGTCATCCGCGACTGTAGGTTTTTTTAGGTTATATGTTGTTGTATAAGCAACCATGTCTAAATCCTTATGCCGCTCTCATTGGCAGTTCTGTCCAATTGACGCTATCATCAGCCAGAGGTGTCCAAGTGTCAGTTGGGTCTGCAATCAACTCCCACTTCTCTCGAGCAGTTGCAGCAAACAGTGCCGTTGCCGATACGCTAGAGCCAGCACTTTGCACCCTGTTGCATATCGCTGTGACAGTTGCCGCTACGTCAACATCACTCGCACCCGCCGCAGTAAAGTTTGCAGATGCGCTGAAAGTTACAGCCGCCGCCACATTTGATGCAGCCTCGCGCACACGCTCCGTAATGTCTGCAATCGTAACTGCTGGGCTTACCTGTACGCTAGACTGTGCAACGCGGATTGCGCCACCTGTAACCGTAAGCGATGGGGTGACGGTCGCAGAGCCAGCCGCATTAACCGATCCGATTGGCACCATCTCCGCCAGTACGTTAATCGGTACGCTTCGCTCGACAACGCGCAAATAGCTCACAGCCGTTACGCTTGCAGCCGTTAGTGCCGCAGCGCCGTTAACTGTAACCTGACCCTCAGCCGTGGTAGTTGCAGACGCAGAAATAGAGGCGGACGCATCAATGTATGAGCCGTCAACCCCGAAAAACCATGTACTGTAATTACCCTGACCGTAGGCCATTACTCAGCCCCTAGTTAAGCGTGATGTCTAGGTCGCCGCTTGGAATGCGGAACACGTCACCTGTTTCGATGGTTTTCGATGAGGTTAGTGCAGCCCATGCCATCAAGTTGCCAGCAGAGGAAGCATCAAAGATGCCCACATGCGTAACCGTGCCGTAGTTGGCCGTAGCTGTCGGAAACTCTACCGCCGCATTGTTTGACGTTGTGTCGCCAGACGTTGTGAAGGCAATTGTTTGACGCGCATAAGCGCCGCCCGATACCTCTGTGCCGCCGCCACTGTCAGACGGTGCAGCCGTAAACAGCGCAACGTAGTGTGTGCCGGGGGCAGTATATGCAACGCCAGCAAACACATGGTCCAGCACCTTTGTTTCTAAGTAGTCTGAAAAGCTCATGTTGGTCTCCTAATCAATAAGACATTGTCCTCATTCGCAGCGTCGACGCAGAGTTTTTGGCCTTGTCACTCGCCGCATTTAAACTCGTCACCGCTGCACTATACAAAGTTCCCCACACTGTAACACGTTCATCCTCTCCAAGATAGGGGGCGGCCTGCACCAGCGAACCATACAGATAAGCGTCTGGCGCATCTCCCAGAAGCCAGTTTGTTGAGTTGCTTTCAGACAGCGGCGGTATCTTCTGATAGTACACCAACTCAGTCGTGTAGGTAGTGTCGGGGGTGGGGAATAACTCTAAGCTCTCACCCACATGCGCAAAGTATTTAGGACGGCCGGCAATATCTGAACTTTTTTCTCGACGAGACAAAAGGTCATCCAAAGTCGTCATCTCCAGACGGTAAATAGTGCCTGGGCTAATCCCGAAGCGAATGGTCTCAAGCCAGTCAGCCGGGACGGCGCTATACTGAGTATCCAGCTGCCCGGAAGAGCGCTCAACCATCTTGTAGTGACGCAAGGATCGCTCCATGTTGCGCTCTGCAAGAGTAATAAAGTCGGGTATAACGGCTGCCAAATCATCCCTGTCAAGCCAATTGGCAAGCGATGACTTCAGCTCGCTATACGTTGTGATAGCCATTACAATACACCTTCTCGCGTTCTAAAGGCTCTGTTTTCCGACTGGTTTAGCCACTTGCGTAGTGCCTTCGGATCGTCAGCGATGCCTTGCTTCTTCAGCTCATAATACACGGAAAGCGGGATGGAGGCCACCTTTGCGTTTTCTCCAAATTTTCCAGACACGTCGTTATACGAGCGCTTGTTTGCTTCGATGATTTTTGTGCTGTCCTGCACGGTCTCAATAACGTATTCGCCGTTTTGCTTGACGTGCCAGTACCGCGTAATCCCGGCGGCTTCGTCTCGGCTAAAAAGTCTTTTCATCTTTACCTCCAGAGTGAATGGGGCGACCGAAGCCGCCCCACCATACTTACGATACGTTCAAGTCAGCGATCAGGCCGTGGGCCTTTTCGTTGGATACCTTGAGGCCAGTTTCGCAGATGAGCATTTTCTTCTCTGCGTCGCCTGTTTTAGCGAGATCCACAGCTTGGATCGGACGCAGAGTTGCGATTGACGCGTACTCAGTATCCAGGCACCAGGCGTCACGCTCACGGCTGAAGCGGTTAGGAACCACAGTCAGGGCGCCGAAGTCGCTCAGATACACGTCAGCTGCACCGATGATGGTTGTTGGGCCATCAGTTGGCGCTTGGTAGCGCTGAGCCGCGATGCCCGCGAAGCCAGACACAACAGTCTTGTTGTACGGGCCAACCATCAGAACGGATGGGTTGCCGCCGGATGTGTACGCCTGCTGCATCACGTCTTTCAACATGGCTTCAGTGAAGTCACGCTGCGTGCCGTCGTTACGGGCGTCGGAACCGTCAACCGCAGTTGGGTTGGTGCCGTCGCCAGCTTTGTTGACGTTGGTTGCAACCCACGCACCCAGGCCAGCAGTTACGCGACCAGCAGATGCTGAGCCGGCGGAACGGGCTGTGTTGCCTGTGTAGATTGTTTCCAAGTCGCGCTTGATTTCCTTGCCACGCTTGGCAAGTTGGTATGCGACTTCGTCGTTACGGCCGGCAAGATCTTGGAAGCCGAGGTTGTCAGCGATAACCATTGAACGACGACGGATCTGCGTGTAGTTACCCACGCGGACGGTTGCTGTGGTTGCGTCAAAAGATGCAACATCATCCCCGTCAATCACTGGCGTGACGTCAACACTGGAAAGATCATCCAGCTGCCACTCAAAAAATGTGTTGGACACATTTTCGGAACCGACGTTGGATGTGAAGGGTGTTTCTTCTGGCGCGATGTTCGAGATGACATTTGCCAGCTCTTCGCGGATACCCTTGGCGTCAAAAGACGTAAAGGTGTTTGCAATGATAGTCATAGTTTATGCTCCTATAGCAAGGCTTTGATTGCGGCCGCGGCGTCGTTGACGCGACCAGTTTTCCGTGCGC